TGATATGAATAGAGAAGTAAGTGGTAGTTTTGAAAGTGGTAGTAATGAATATTCTGAATTACTTGGACAAGATTTAGCTAAACAAATGGCTAATCAATCTTTTACTGAGATAGCTAGAAATATCCAAAGAAAAACAGGTAAACAAAGAGTTACCATGGATGATGTACAACAATTATTAATGTCTTCCCTAATTGAGGCGGCTAAAAAAGAATATGCTTATGGTATTGAAAGATTACAACAAAAAGCTATTGATTTAGTTAGTAAAAAATTTAATATACCTTCAGGTTCTATAGACTTTGAAGTAGAGATTACAGGTTTACCTATACAATTAGCTCCAGCCGTAGCACAAATGTCAGGTCTTAATAGACAACAAATGATGAGTGTTATGGAACTAGCACAAAACCCAACACCACAAAATTTATCACGACTTTCAGAATTGTTAGGTGTTAAATTTGGTAATATTAACAAAGAAGGTTTAAAAATGAGTAAAGGTAGTACACCACCGCCACAAGGTAAAACTGCCGAACAATTGAAACCTAAAGTTAAAAGAAGGAGATTTACTAACGCTATGATGCAAGGAGCGGCTAGAAAAACACAGAATCTACATTTCGCTGACGACCAATTCCGTGATGAAAATCCTGAATTAAGTAATCAGTATGGTAATATTATGGCAGCAAATGATGCTAGTTATTGGATGATGGATGATAATCTAATTAAACAACAAGGAGAATCAGGAATTCATGCTGGTAATTCTAGAGTTAAAGTATCAAGTACAGGAGGTGTACCTAAAATTATCGCACAAGGTATGGTATACCCTATTTTATTACATGAATTGGGTAAATCTATTCCTGAATTAATGGCATTATGGTCTTTACCAACAGATGCAGAAGAAAGAAAATATGTATTAGACCAAACAGATAATTTAGAGTCTGAAACTAATGATATTAGGTTGGGTCCAGTTCTTTGGGATAAATTTCTTGAACAAATTCCTGTAGATAATCAAGAAGTTATTTCTTTAACTTGGCATATGTTACAAGAACTTGATGATTACGAATTTAATGGTATTGTAGAAGGTTTGTTAAATAACAGTACTAATGCACAGCGTAGAATTCAAGAATTAGCTGAAGAAGCTATGGATGAACTTAGAAATGAATCTTCAGATGAATCTTTAGGTGTTTATAGTGATGACGAAGATGAGGAAGGTGATGTTGCCACACCTGAAGAAGATGGTGATGATGAAGGTGGTTATAGTGACCCTGAATTAAAAAGAATTTTAGGTGGTCAACAAGGTGAAGAAGGTCCTGAAGAACCAAAAGACCTTGACGACATGTCTAATCAAGAATTACAGGGTTTAATGCAATCAGCGATTGAGGATGAGGATTATGCTTTCGCAGCTCAAATTAGAGACATCTTAAATAAAAGATAAAGATAAACGGATTAGGACCGTTATAGTCTACGGACTATTAAAACCCACCAAGTTCGCTACTATGGTGGGTTTTTTCATGACTGATGATATTTATTGGCATGAGTTTATCTAAAGGACAAATGTTATTTGAAATAGGGAAGTGTTTATCTGACCCTATATACGCGATTGAGAATTATTTAGAAACTGAGGATAGAACACAAAAGGGTTTTGTACCCTTTAAGCTGTTCCCAAGACAAAAAGAATTAATCATAGCTTATAAAAACAACTATCACAATATAGTAATGAAACCACGTCAGGCTGGTATATCTACAACTACAGCGGCCTATTTAGCGGTTCTTACGGCTTTAGCATCCAATAAAAGTACACAAAAAATTCTTATTGCGGCAAATAAACAAGAAACCGCTAAAGAATTTTTAAAGAAAATTAAAGACTTTACGATGCAATTACCTGATTGGATGGATGTATATAGACCGCCAGGTACTGACGGTTGGTTTAATCCCGAAAAAAACTCTAGTTCACATTATAAACTATGGAATGGTTCTGAAGTTAAAGCAGTAGCTTCTTCAAAAGATGCTTTAAGAGGTTACACACCATCATTTATAGTTGTGGATGAGGCAGCCTTCATTGAGGGTCACAGAGGGGAGGAGTTTTACACAGCAGCACAACCGTCACTTTCAACAGGTGGGCGTTCAATATTAATTTCAACACCAAACGGACACGACCCTTTGTACCATAAAGCTTATGTAATGGCTGAAAAAGGAAAAAATAATTTCAACATAGTTTCCATGAGATGGTACGAGGACCCAAGATATAATGGTAGAAATGATAAATCTGGTATGTCTTGGATTTTAAGAGATGAAAAAACGGGAGATATTGTAGAAAACATTGAGGACCCAAAAAGTGGTTTTGGACCCGATTCTGTTGTTCCTGAAGATAAATGGCCTGAAATGGTAGAAAATGGTTACGAACCTAGGTCAAAATGGTTTGATGATATGTGTGCACAACTTAACCACAATGCTAGGTCAATAGCTCAAGAGTTATTGTGTTCATTTGTTGGTTCGGGTGATAACGTAATTGATGATAAGTATAGGTCAAGACAAGAAAGGGATAATGTAAAAGAACCTGTTAGGAAAGAGTGGATTGATGGTAATATGTGGATATGGGAAGACCCAATAGAAGGTCATCAATATATTTTATCGGCTGACCCATCTTCAGGATCTTCTGATGACTTTGCGGGTATTTGTATATGGGATTATACTTCAGGGAATCAAGTGGCTGAATACCATGGTAAAGTAGCACCCGATGTTTTAGGTGAAATTGCCAAATATTACGGTGATTCCTATGATGCTTTTGTTGTTGTCGATATAACTGGTGGTTGGGGTGCCTCTGTTGTTTTAAAATTAATAGAATTAGGGTACCCTAAAAAAAGATTATACTACGATGTTACGGTTGGTATTGATTCGGTAGAAAATAATAGAGCTCTCCAAAAATACATGGACAAAGGTAAATTACCTGGTCTAAATTTTCAAAAAAATAGAAATACAATTATTTCTAAAATGGAGGAAGGTATTAGGTTAGATATGTTTAAAATACGTTCTAAAAGGGCATTAGCTGAAATAGAAACGTTTGTATATCTTAGTGGTAGGCCAGACCACATGAAAGGTTATCACGATGACCTTCTTATGTGTGTAGGTATGTGTTGTTTTGTGGCTATGACCTCATTTAAAGATTTAGAAAAATCTAAAGGTCAGGCAAAAGCGATGGTAAACAGTTGGTCTGTTGAAACAAATGTTGTTGAAGATGACAGTATTTTGAATGAAGTTATTGGTACAGGGTTTTACGTTGATAATAAACCTAAAAATGATAGGATAAGCGCTGAACAAACCAAAGAATATTCTTGGTTATTCAGTGGTATGAAAGGATTTAGAAAATAAAATGGCTAGAATAACATCAAATCAACCCTTTAAAAATAGGGGTAATGTTAGAAGGGGAGCTGGCCCCGTTTATAACAAATTTAAACCACAAAAAACAGACGTACAAAACGTACCAATAGTCACATCAAAATTAGCTCCTTGTGACGGGCAATTCGATAATTTGGTTCAATATGTTTTTGAATATGATTTAAGTGGTAATCACTTGGGTTATGTTGATTGCGACTATGTAGAATAGATTTAGATAATATTCACATTACTAATTATAAGACTATTTTTAATCTGAATATTTATAATATAAGAAATATTTTTTTAAATGGCAGAAGATAAAAATTTAACAGTATATCAAAAATTATTCTATCTATTTGGTAGGGGTACTGGTGGTGCTAAAACTAATATGGCACTTAACAAATACGCTTTAACAGATAGAGATTTAATTGTAACAAAATCTAGAGAAGAATTTGAAAAAGAAAAATTACAACTACAACAACAAAAATATCTAGAAGGTCAATGGGCTAAGGTTGATAGTGAGTTGTACCAAAAGGCAGTATTCTATGAAACTTCTAGAATTGCTTCTTATATGGACTATGAGGCGATGGAATTTACACCTGAAATTGCCGTTGCTTTAGATATTATGTCTGAAGAAAGTTGTACTTTAAGTGAACAAGGTAAAATATTAAGTATATATTCGGATTCTTCTAGAATTAAAAAGGTTTTGGAGGATTTATTTTATAATGTATTGGACATACACTCAAATTTACCGATGTGGACAAGAAATACTTGTAAATATGGTGATAATTTTGTCTATCTTAAAATAGATTATAAAGATGGTATTATTGGTGGTTCGCAGTTAACTAATATTGATATTGAAAGAAAAGAAATGGGGTTATTCCCGTTCCAATCCTTAAAAGATGATGACCAAGATAAATTATCTAAAAAACAAGTTAAATTCTTTTGGAAAGATAAAAGTTTAGAATTTAATCCGTGGGAAATAGCTCATTTTAGATTACTCGGTGATGATAGAAAACTCCCATACGGAACTTCTGTATTAGAAAAAGTTAGACGTATATGGAAACAATTACTTTTGGCTGAAGATGCAATGTTAGTATATCGTGTAACTAGGGCACCTGAAAGAAGGGTGTTTAAAGTTTACGTTGGTAACATTGATGACAATGACGTTGAAGCTTATGTACAAAAAGTTGCCAATAAATTTAAGAGAACACAAAAAGCTGATAGCCAAACAGGTCAGGTAGATTTAAGGTATAATACACTAGCCGTAGACCAAGATTATTTTGTACCAGTTAGAGATACAAATGCGGCAAGTCCAATTGAAACTTTGGC